CTGCACTACCGCTGGTACTGCCCGCCGGGTGGCCGCATCCTCGACCCGTTCGCGGGCGGTGCGACCCGCGGCCTGGTCGCCGCAGCCCGCGGCTACCACTACACCGGTATCGACCTGTCCGGGCGGCAGGTAGAGGCGAACCGCGCCCAGTATGTGGCGTGGCAGGACCGCGGCCTGATCACTGGCAGCGCCGAGTGGATCACTGGGCCTGCGCAGGACGTTCTCCCCGGCCTGGATGGCGGGTTCGACTACGTGTTCACCTGCCCGCCCTACCACAACCTGGAACGCTACTCGGATGACCCGGCCGACCTGTCCGCGATGGGCTGGGAGGAGTTCCTCGTCGCGCTTGGCGGTATCGTCGCCGCCGCACTCGATCTGCTCGCCCCCGACCGGTTCGCGACCTGGGTTGTTGGTGACCTGCGCGGCCCCGACGGCTACCTGCGGCGCCTGCCCGCCCGCGTCGACACCATGCACGAGGCCGCAGGCGCGCGGCTGGTCAACGACACGGTGATCGCCTCACCCTTGGGAGGCAAATACGGCGTGATCTGGAGGTCCTGGACCCCCACCCGATCGGCTACCCGTATCCACTCCCACGCCCACACCTACGTCAAGGGCGACCGTCGGCGTGCCACGGCCGCTGTGGGGGGAGACTCTTGACGACACCGCTGCCTGAGCCCGTCCCAGACACGACCACCCCGGAACTGGACGCGCTCGAAACCGAAACCCGCACCCTGATCGACCGGCACCTTGATGACGNCCGCGACGTNGCTGCCACCACGGTGGCCAGCCCTGTCGAGGTGACCCGCCGCAACAGCAGACTGATGGACCGGCTGCGGCAGGCGCGTGCGGCGATCATAGACACGGCAATGGGAGCGGTGCGGCGTGCTGTGCCGTTGGGGGCTCGGGATGCGGCCCGGGAAGCACCACCGCCAGCAGGCACCGAGGTGCGGTATGTGCCCGATGATGTGGACGTGCATCGGGCCACCGATGGCATTGACCTGCGCAATGACGTGAGCTTCATCATCAGCTCCCAGGGGTTGCGTGTGGAGATCAACCCGCCTGGGCGGCGGCGTGAAGAGGCCCTCGAGGTGGTGGAGCAGACACTGGCCCGGATCCACAACGTGACTACGACGGGGATTCACCGGGCCTATAACCGGGGACGGCAGTGGTATGCCGCTCTGTTCGCCTATGACCTGAAATGGTTCACCAGGATTGATGAGCGCACGTGTCCGCGTTGCCGTCCTATGCACGGCAGGGTGATCGCGTCCAAAGAGCGGTTCAGTCTGCGGGAGCCTGATTGGGAGGGGTTTGACGGGCTGCCGCCGCTGCATTTCCGGTGCCGCTGCTACACGGAGGTAGTGCGTCGCCGCCTGTTTGGAGGGGAGGGGTGACCAGTAGTGACACTCTCACATCGCAGCAAACACAGTGGGCGGTACGAGCGGACGCTGGCGTCAGCAGAACGGGATGCTCAGGCTGCTCGGCTGCGCGCCCAGCACTGGACGTATCAGCAGATCGCAGATGAGCTCGGCTACCCGAACAGAGGCGCAGCGTACCGGGCTGTGCAGCGCGCGTTGAAAGACGCGATCAGGGAACCGGGTGAGGAACTGCTCGCATTGGAGTTGGAGCGGTTGGACCGGTTGGCGCGCGCCGCTGAGGAAGTGTTGGAGGCCCACCACGTCAAAGTGGCGGGCGNGGAGATCGTGTATGACGAGGCTGGGCAGCCGCTAGAAGACACCANGCCCGTGCTGGAGGCGATCGACCGGTTGCTGAAGATCCAGGAACGGCGCGCGCGCCTGTTGGGGTTGGATGCTCCGGTGAAGCAGCAGATCACGGGCAAGGTCGCCACCTATCGGGTGGAGGGCGTGGATTTGGATGCGCTCCGCTGAGCTGGTGCACACCTATCGGCCGCGTGGGACTGCGGTGCAGGTGATGGAGGCCCGCGAGGATGAGGTGTTGGTCTGCGGCCCCGCTGGTACGGGAAAGTCCCGCGTGTGTTTGGAGAAGCTGCACCTGGTTGCCCTGTTGAACCCGGGGATGCGCGGGTTGATCGTCCGTAAAACCTCGGTGTCGCTGGGGTCGACGACGTTGGTGACGTGGCGCGAGCAGGTCATCAAGGAAGCCCTGGCCACGGGCACGGTGCACTTTTATGGCGGCTCCCCNCAGGAGGCTGCCTCTTACCGGTACGACAACGGNTCNGTGATCGTCGTCGGCGGNATGGACAAGGCCACGAAGATCATGTCGAGCGAGTACGACNTGGTGTTCGCCGATGAGGCTACTGAGCTCACTCTCAACGACTGGGAGGCGATCACTTCTCGGTTGCGGCACGGCCGGTTGAGCTTCCAGCAGTTGTTGGCCGCATGTAACCCGGACGCGCCTACCCACTGGTTGAAGCAGCGCTGTGATAAGGGGCTGACCCGGCTGATCAACAGCCGGCATGAGGACAACCCTGTCTACTACAACTCTGATGGGACGCTCACGGAGCGGGGCCGCGACTATATTGGCAAACTCGACCGGCTTACCGGGGTGCGGCATGCCAGGTTGCGGCTTGGTTTGTGGGCTGCGGCTGAGGGCATGGTCTACGACCAGTTCCAGGAGGCCGTGCACGTCNTCGACCCGTTTTCGATTCCTGAGCATTGGCCCCGCTACCTGAGCGTGGACTTCGGGTTCACCAACCCGTTCGTTGCCCAGTGGTGGGCTGAGGACGAGGATGGGCGTCTCTACCTGTACCGGGAGATCTACCGGACTCGGCGCACTGTTGACCAGCATGCCCGTGACATTCTCGACCAGGTCACCACACCGGATGGCCGCTGGTTGGAGCCCCGCCCGGCCGCGGTCGTGTGTGATCATGACGCTGAGGGGCGTGCCGTGTTGGAGCGTGAACTCGGCGTGGAAACCACGCCCGCGCACAAGAGTGTGCTTGATGGGATTCAGGCAGTGCAGGCCCGGCTGCGGGTAGCCGAGGACGGTAAACCCCGCCTGTTTTTCGTGCGGGGTGCGCTGGTGGAGCGCGACCCAGAGCTGGAGGGGGCGCGGCGTCCCACCTGCACGGTGGAGGAGATCCCTGGCTACATTTGGTCACGCTCCCGGGATGGCAGGGAAAAAGACCAGCCGGTCAAGGACGATGACCACGGCATGGATGCGATGCGGTACATGGTGGCGCACCGTGACCTCGCCGAGCAGCGGGAGGTCATCGCGGTAGCCGGGTTTAACTGGTAGTCACCTCTGTGGTGTCGTCATCTTCGGTGGGGGCGGTGACGTCGGTGAGCGGCACCAGTGTCGGGGTTTCTACCGGGGTGACGCTGGTGGGTTGCTGTTCGGCTGCCATAGCGCGCCATTCGGCCACGGTTGCATCCGAGAACGGGGTCTCCTGCCACAGCGCCTCCTCGGGGACGCCGAGTTTCTCGGCGAGCAGGCCGAGCAGCTCTACGAACTGGACGGCGCGCGCATCAATCAGACGCTTCCACCGCACCCGGGCNGCCGGGTCAACGGGGATGCCGAGCAGGGTNCCGGCCTGGCCGAGCAGCTGTTCGTGTGACTCGCCGATCACAACTTTGCGTTCAGCGACTTTGCGGGCTGTGGATTCGCGTACCTCCACCAGGCTGGCTGCGGCCAGGTTGGACAGGGTGCCGAGCAGTTCGTGGGTGGGGGTTTGGGAGATGGCTGCGGCGAACCGGGCAGCGGATTCACGCGCGGCAATAAACCCGTCCAGCTGGGTCTGCGACAGCTCTTCCACAGCGAAGTCGCTGGGGTGCGCGTTGATAGCGAGCAGCGTCGACGCCGACGATTTCAGCTGCTTCTCCACTGACTCCATCATCTTGCCGATGAGGATCTTGCGGCCGTGCGCGCCGTAGTGCTGGGCGACCAACAGGTGCAGGGTGCACAGGTTGATCTGGTCTTGCAGGGTCATGTTCGGCTCGATGTCGCCCTGCACGGGGTCGTCGAGGTCTTCGTCAGCGAGGTAGCGGACTACTGGGCACACGTCCTGTTCGTGTTCGGTAAATCCGACCTGTTCGAACACGATTGTGGTTTTGCCGGGGCGGCGCACGGGTTTGTCGAGCCTACGCAGCTCGTAGACGCCGGTGTCGTCATACAGCCACCAGGTGCCGTCCTTGCGCTGTTCTAGGGCGTATTCCGGCCATTCGTCGTCGTCGCCGTATGCGGCAGTCATCTTTCGGGCTGACAGGGGCCGGATGACGGGAGGCGCGTCGTCGTCGGCTGCGGGGAGGATGGCTCCGTAGGCGACTCCGTAGGCGGCGGTCGACTTGTGGAGGGGGATCTGTTTCTTGTCCCACCGGTTGGACTGCCAGATTTCCCGCCAGATGGTATCGGCGGCTTCGGTGTCGGCGGATTGGTAGCCGTCCACGAACATTTGCTGGGTGGTGGCGTTGACGATCAGTTTCATGAGGGGGACACGCGCCATTTTCGCGAGTGCCTGCAGCTCGCGGGGGGTGTCGGGGGGNAGATAGGTGAGCTCGGGTCGTCCTTGCAGGTAGAGGCGGATGGTGTCGAGGCGTTTGCGTTCTCTGTTGCGGATTTCGTAGAGCTCTGAGGCTTTTTCGGCGGCCTCGGTTGGGTTGAGCATCGTTGTCCTCCCACACCCCTGTTGATTCTCTGAAGCTATCGTCAAGCGGTTGACAATGCTCTTTGAGCTATCATCCCTGATAGAGAGTGACACTGCCGGAATGGTGGTGACACTGTTAACAGGAGATTTTTGTGCCGCAAAGGCACACACACAGCATCCCGGAATGGGAGCACATGACCGACAACACAACAGAGACCAACGAGACCGAACCCGAGCGCGACGACGTAGAGCCCACCGAGGAACCCGAAACGGGCACCGACACCGAGCACGCCGACGACAACAGCGAGGACGCTGCTGAAACCGCTGACAGCAGCACCCCCACTAGTGGCGACGGCGAGGACGTCGATTGGCGGGCCAAAGCGGAGCTGTACAAGGCGCAGATGCGCAAAAACGAACAGCGCGCCAAGGCCAACTACGCCGAAAACCAGCGGCTGCTCAAAGAACTGGAAACCCTCCGCACCCAGCTCGCCGAGGGCACCAAGGGCAAGAGCGCGAAGACCACCAGCGGTGAGCCCACCACCGAGGACGAGGACCCGATCGTTGCGCAGATCAAACAGCTGTCGGCCGAGCTCGCCGAGGTGCGGGAGACCAGCAAGCGGCTGGCCGAGGAAACCGCGAGGGCTAAACGCCAGCAGCTCATCGCTGAGGTGGCAGCAGCCAAAGGGCTCACGCTGGACCAGGCGCGACGCCTCCAGGGGGAGACCCGGGAGGAGCTGGAGGCTGACGCTGATGAGCTGGTCGCCTTGTTCGGTCTCAACCGTAGGCGGGAGCCTGCGCCCAAGCCGAAGCCGCGCGAGAAAAAGCCTCTCCGAGGGGGTGCGACCAACGACAGCGACGAGGAGAGACTGTTCGGGGGTCGCAGCAGGAGAGAGATTCTCGAGGCTGTCACCTCTACGGGCAGGCGGCGGCGGTGAGCTGCTAGGCGTGGTCTCCACGAGTAACAGGGAGTAACCAGTGACGTTTGTTACCAGTGAGTCGATTTCGACGCTCGCCGTGGACCTGCTGTCGGCTGAGCTGTCGCTGACCCAAACCGTGTCGCAGGTGCCCTCCGGTGATGTGGCGCCGCCCACGGGTGGGGAGACCACGCTGCGCGTGCCCGTGCCCCGCGAGGCGAAAATCCAGCCTCGGGGCGCGAACCTCGACTACACCGAGATCGACGAGATCCCCGTAGACTTCAGCATCGACCACATTTACGACGGTGCGCGGGTGACCGAGCACCAGCGGTCGCTGGACATCGTCGACTTCGGCAGGCAGGTCACCCGCAACCAGGTGCGGGCCGTGGTCGCCGGAGCAGAGCGGCAGCTCGCGNGCGTGATGAACGCGCTGCCGATCGACGAGGAAGTCACCCCCGACGGCAGCGATTTCGACAACGTCATCGCCGACGCCAACGCTCTTCTTGACGAGGCTGAGAACCCAATGGAGAACCGGTGGTTGGCCGTGTCTCCGCGGTTCGCGGCCCGGCTCACCTCGCCGGATGGTGTCACCCTCACCGACTTTCAGGGTGAGGTCGCCACGGAGGCGCTGCGGCAGGGCATCCTCGGCGAGTACCGCGGGTTCATCGTGGTCAAAAGCCCGCGGCTGACCGGCATCAAAGCCCTGGCCTACCACTCCAGCGCGTTCGCGTTCGGCACGCTCACCCCGCCGATGATCCCCGGCACGATCGACTCAGCCGTGATCACCGAAGAGGGACTGTCGGTGCGGCATGTGTTCATGGTTGACCCGTCCACCGCATCCACCCTGTCGCTGCTGTCGATCTATGCGGGCGCTGAGCTGGTGGACGCCGACCGTGTCGTCGTCCTCGGCGTGGAGGACGAATCCTGACCATCTGGTGCGAGGAGGGGAGGTGCGGCCGTGGCCGAGTCGTTGATGACGGTCGAGCAGTATGAGGCTCGGCTCGGCCGCACCCTGACCGGCGCCGAGCGCGCCCAGGCTGAGGCGCTTCTTGCGGACGCGTCCGACGTGGTGCGTCGGATCGCGCAGGGCCGCCTGGATGAGGCGACTAGCGAGGATGTGCCCGGCCCGATCCGCATGGTGATCTTTTCGATGGTGACTCGGGCGGTGCGTAACCCGGCCGGGGTCAACTCGGAGCGGATCGCTGACTACCAGTACTCGGGGGCGCGCCCCCTCTACCCCACCGACGAAGAACAGGACCTGATCAGGGATGAGATGGACATCCCGTCAGTGCGCACGATCACGCTCGTAGGGGACATGCCGCAACGGTTGCTGGATGATGCTGCGGCCGCCCCCTACGTCGGCTACTACCTGGGAGATTAGCTTGCCTGTCCGATTTGAGAACACCATGACCGGCAGGGTCGTGGAGTACGCGACACCGGAGGAGATCGCCCCGCCGCACAAGGTGTGGGGGTCGCGTGAGGAGAAGGCGGTTGCGGAGCATGAGGCGGCCGCACGGCGGCGCCTGTTGGACCGGTTGCGCCGCTCTAAGCGGTGGGTGCCCACAGATAAGCCGGTGACACGTAAGACCCTGCGGCAGCTGGAGCATGAGCGTCGGGAACGGGAGCGACGCCAGATTGAGGCGAAGCTGCGCGCCGAGTATGAGCGTCAGCTTGAGGTGGAGCTCGCTAAACGGTCCCCTGTGAGCGAGTCGGCTGCTACCAGCTCTGAGCAGCCGGAGCCAGTTGAGGAAAGCGTGAAGCATNCGAGGGCGTCGACAGCGCAGATCCGCGCGTGGGCCAAGGAGCAAGGGCTCGAGGTTCCGGCGCGCGGCAGTCTGCCGTCGGATGTGGTGGATGCCTACCACAAGGCCCACGCCGAATAAGGGGGGGCGTTGCCGCATGCTGGGCCACCTGTGGAACCGTGCCCTCGCCCACTATCGGACAGAAACTGTCCGCAACGACATGGGCGGGTTGGATGAGCAGCGTATCCGTCTCGGGGTGATCGCTGCCCGCGTCCCACAGCCCACAGCGTTGGAGCGGGTGATGGCGCGTTCCCAGGTGGGCCCNCAGCANGGCCAGGCCGAGCTGACCCAGCCGGTGTACTGCGATCCGGGTGAGGATGTGCGGCGCGGTGATGAGCTGGTCGACGAGACGACCGGTGAGGTGTTTCGTGTTGTCGCCGCGATACGGCCTTCGGTGGCGGTCTACCTGCGGCTTGACACCGAGGTCCTTCAGGCCGAGCCTGCGGGGGAGGTGTCCTAGTGGCTGGCCGCATGGTGGTGGAGATCCGCGGTGTCGATAGCCTGCGAGACCGGTTGCGGATGATGCGCTCGCACGTGNGGGAGGGCACCGAGGCCGCGGCTCGTGAGGCGGGCCGGATGGGTGAGGCCACGATGAAGGGCCTGGCGCCGGTGGACACGGGTCGGCTGCGTGACAGCATCCGGCACGAGGTGCGGGGTCCCACTGTGCGGTTCGGTCCGGGGGATGAGATCGACTACGCAGCCTTCGTCGAGTTCGGCACATCGAGGATGGCTGCGCAGCCGTATGTGCGGCCGACGGTGGAGGCGATGCGTCGTATCTGGCCTGACCTGGTGGCCGAGCACGTGAACCGGGCGCTTCAGCAGAAGAAGCGAGGGCGGAGGTGGTGGCGGTGACCAGGATTACCCCGACCGCGGCCACGGCGCTCGCTGCTGTGCAAAAAGCCGTGGTGCAACGGTGCAACGAGTATTTGTCGGTGCCGGTGTGGGACTACGTGCCTGAGGACCAGCCGCACCCGTTTGTGACAGTGGGGGAGGCTACCGAGACTGCGGATAACGTGCACGGCCGGTTTGGGCGTCGCGTGGTGCACACCCTGCACGTGTGGACCAGGGGCCGTGGAGGGTTCGCTGAGGCTCTGCAGATCGCAGCCGAGCTCACCACGTTGTTTGACCACAGGGAGAACGACATCGAACTGGAGGGCCACCGGTTGTGGTCCGTCAGGTTGGTGGATGCGCGGCCGATGCGTGACCCTGACCCGCTGATCCGGCACGTGCCGGTCAGCTTTGCTTTCCACACTGAACAGCTTCCCCCGCCCTCGTAGGTGGGGGTTTAGACGCCTCCGGCTGATCACCGGAGGAAGGGCCCTCCCAGGGTCCCAGGGTCTGGGAGGGTCCGCCATCCCTGGGACGTCCACACAGCACATCGTGAGTGGAGGTCCACGAAAATGGCTGGCTACTCGGGGTTCGGGACCCGGTTCGAGCGCGGAGACGGCGGCACTCCGGAGACTTTTGACCTGATCGGTGAGGCCACCGACATTTCCGGTCCCGAACAGGAGCGGGACACCATCGAGGTCACCTCCCACCAGTCGCCGGATGGTTTCCGCGAGTGGGTGGGTGGCCTCTCCGACGGTGGTGAGGTCTCGTTCGAGGTCCGCTACGACCCTGCGCTGCACAACGTGCTGCAGGACGACTTCGCTGACCCGCAGCCGCGTAACTACCGGATCGTGCTGCCGGACCCGCCCGGCGGTATCTGGAACTTCCGCGCGTTCATCACCGCCATGGGGATGGCGTTCCCGATGGAGGACGCGATGAGCTGCTCGTTCACGTTCAAGGTCACCGGAAAACCGGAGTTTGAGGAGGCAAGTTAATGGCTCTTCTTGGTCGCGACCAAATTCTCGGTGCCAGCGACTTCGAAACCCGTGACGTGGAATGCCCCGAATGGGGTGGCACGGTGCGGGTG